TTCGGGTACTGTCCGGGAGACGATCAGCTGGGGAATGTGCTGTGGGAGTTCGAGTATGGCTATGTGGAGCCGGGGACGGTTGTGGGGGAAGGCATGTATACGGGCGGTCCCTTATCTTACGCTTTTCCCGCACAGGGCATTCCACAGGGCATGATGTACCATCCCCCGCGTCACCCTTCGTTTCCGGAGGCAGGCTCGGGCTTTGTGGTGCCGGGGGCTACCGGAAGATTCGGCGTCTCGATCAGGTTGCGGCGCAAGGGTTCGTCGGCTGGTGACACCTATCCGGGTACGATCCAATATCGAGGTACGGCCTTGATGTTCTATTGGGATGTTCTGGGAGTTAAGTGATGAAAACGATCCCGATGGGCGAGGATTGGGCCGCTGGAGCGATTCAGGCGGTGATCGAGGGTAAAGACCCGTCCGAGGTGGTTTCGACGCTGTACGGCCCGCGTCAGGGACGATTCGAGGAGGTTTCAGCCGGTGGTAAGGGCATGGAAGAAGCAAAAAACCGCTACAAGGACCGGATCAAGGCTCTCCCCACGTGGGTAAAAATCAAGGAGATCGTCCAGAAGGGGCGGAAGATGTTCCAGTTGATCCGTACTGATCTGCCCCCGAAGAGTCCCCGGACGCCGATCCTCGGTCTCTTTACGAATCGGGAGGCTGCGGTGGACCGGGCGTGGCGGTGGTACGGCGAGGTGACGACCTATGCTGTCTCCCGGTGACCTGATCCAACAGGTGATCGAGGGGGCTGACCCGGAACGGTTGGCCGAGGCGATTCTCACCGAGCGGAAACGCGCTCCATTGGTCGATGCCTTTCACGGCACTTCGTACTTGCGGTGGCAAGACATCAAACGTAACGGCCTGAAACCATCATCTCCGAAGGTGTGGGGATTCAACAAGGGGCAGGTGGACGAGCCTTCGACGATTTCGGTGGGCGGGATTTATCTTTCCTCTTTCGAGTCGATGCGAAGGGCGAGCAAGTTCAATGCGTTTCATGCTGCCCTCAAAGCCCACCGAGCGGACAAGTCTTGGCCGGTGCTGATTCACGTTAGGATTCAACCCCGGCAGGCATCCGTGGACGAGGATGAGATCAAGGCACTTTTGCACGGCCAAATTTTTCTCGCGGTTCTCCGGGAGCAAGGCTTTCGCTTGAACGACCGGCCCGAGTATGGTGATTTGTGGGGCAGGTTTAATCGCGATAGCCGGTGGCGGAATAAAATTGAAACCCTCTTTGCGGTTCGTGCCATAAGCCGCTTCAGCGAAATTTTAGAGGGGCGAGGATATGCCGGGGAGGTCGATCCCCGGTTTTGGGATGCGCTTACTCCGGAGTTGATGGCGTTCTTCCGGGCCGAGCTGGGACGGCGGGTGGCGTTGGTTGACGAAGAAGCCGAAAAACCCTATCCCGAATTTGAGATCATGTGGGGCAATACCCCACCCCCCGATGTGCAGACGGCCAACGCCGCATGGCGAGATGCTATCGGCAAGGTCGGGGATCGGTTTCGCCGGTTTCAATCCGCCGACAAGGACTTGTTCGACAACTTCCGCTTCACCGAGCCTATCGACTTCAGGGGCCGCAACCGGATCGTCGGCGCGATTGGATACCCGCATAAGGTTTCACAAGGGGCGCACGGGTTGGAAACACACTGGACACCGATCTGGGGGAACACGAAAATGCTTGACCGGGTAGAGGATGTCCACGACGACGGGGAATCCTTTGCCGATAAAGTGACGGGTCGTGTGACGTGGGGATGAACGCCGATCAGCTCATAGCCCAAGTCCTCGAAGGGGCCGATCCCGACCAAATAGTCGAGGCGATTCTCACCGAGCGGAACGTCGGGAATCTTTACCTGTTCAGCCGCGACCCGATTCAAAAAAGGGTAGGTGTGGTGACGCTCTCTCCCGAGGAAGTTTATCGGGAGTGGAAACGGAAGATCGGGAGGGGGTCGCTGGTTTACCAGACAGATCGGTATATCTACAAGACCGTAAAGCCCATCAACGTGTTTATCCCGAATCACGGGCACGTCCGAACGGCGGTGAAAAAGGGATTGATAACCCGAGGCGAGGTTGCCAGCAGCTCCGGGGTGAAGGGATTCGGGGGTCATGGAGGTAACTTGAACGGTCCCTCCTCGAATGTACTCCGAGCGTATTACGACAACGGCGGGATGTTTGAAGATGGCCGGACGGTTTATGACCTGACCGACGATGAGTTTGTCGAGGTGCTGGTTCAGTGCTTGAAGGCCGCTGAATATCACGAAGCCGACGACGTTGCTTACTACCTCGACAGGTTGGGTTTGAGCAGGGTGTGGGGTGCCTACCAGTTCGACGATACGGTATTCGCCGTGGCGGATACAATTTCCTCTTCCCTCGATTTGATCGACGGGACCGTGAAGCGCGGAGAGCGGGACGATCTTCCCGACCCCTCCGATGAGCTCCTGCCCGAGGATGTGTTGTACGACCTGATGAATTACACTTTTGCGGCAGAGAAGGAGCTCAAGCCCAAGACGATTAAGTATCTTCAGAGGCACTACCCCTCGAAGGGGACGCTGACGCTGTATCGCGGGTTCAACAAGGTTATTCGCTATCCGTCGGACTATCGCGATAAGTTTTTTCTTGCTTTGTTCGGGGTGAAACGTCTCGATCAGATTCGGGTTGGGGCGAAGGTGGTCTACGACAGGGCCGCGCTATACACTCAAGGTAAAGATCATTCCTCGTGGTCTTATACCCCCCAGATGGCCGCCGAGTTTTCGCGCACTGCGGATATTGAAGTTCTGTTGAAGGCGCGGGTTCCGGGGCGGAAGGTCATTATCGACATGGCGCGGCTTCATCGTGAGGATCAGGAAAAATTTCCGTTCCTGTGGCAGAACGAGGTGATTGTCGATGGGAAGGTGAATGCCAAGATCAGCCAGCTCAAATTGCAGGGCGGGACGCTGCTCTCGTGGCTGAAGGAGCAGGGTTACGAATATGTTCCCCGGAAGGGGATCGTGAAAGCATGAACGCCGATCAGCTCATAGCCCAAGTCCTCGAAGGGGCTGACCCGGAGAAGGTTGTCGTCGATCTCGTCGAGCGGAAGCGTGCGCCCACGATCATCGCTTTCCACGGTACGAGCCTGAAGCGGTGGAAGAAGATCAAGCGTGAGGGTTTGAAGCCCGGTGGTGTCGAGAAGAATTGGGGAACTGGTTTGGGATTGTTTAATAAGCCGTCCCAACAATCAGTTGGCGGTGTGTACTTCAGCCGGAGTGTGCTAGGCACGGGATCGTCTCGGTATGGAGCGTGGGAAGCGGCGGAGGATGTGGCGGCGAAGGATAATTCTAAACCCCTGATTATCGTTGCACAGATTCAGCCCCGATCTGCCGGATTTGACGAAGATGAGTTTGTTTCGGGTTTGATTATGAGTATTCGTGGTGCGATGTCGGCGGCTGGATTCAACCTGACTGAACCTCGCAATCTCTATCGGTTTTACATGTACACCGAAAAGGACGAGCTTCTTTCCGACGACCAGACGGGAGATAAGGCACGGAAGCTGTTGCAGGGGTATCGGAAAGGTCGTAAGAATTTCAAGGATGCGATGCCCGCTTACCTCGCACAGGCCCATCCCGGTTTGAGATACGGTGAGTTCGACCCCCGTTTTCTGGAAGCCTATCAGCAGGAGGGCATTGCTCTTGCCGATGCCGAAGTTTATCGGAGGATGGGGATGCTGAATAAAAATCATAATCAGTATCGCGGTAAGTTTGGTAAGCATCATACCGCCGAGAAGACGGCGGGTTATTGGAGACGTGCGGTTGCTGCATTGTCCAAGCGGCTCGGTCGATTCATGGTTGCTGATCCCCCTTCGCGGCAAGGCAATCCGTTTGGTGAAAATTTACGATTGAGTGAGCCGGTGGACTTCAAGGGACGAAACAAGATCATTGCGGCGGCGTATCGCGATCTCGGGTCTGCTTACACGGGGGTATGGAACGTGGTGTATGGTACTCCCTCGATCTTCACGAAACATACGGCATTTTCGGCAGAATGAACGCCGAGCAGCTCATAGCCCAAGTCCTCGAAGGGGCTGACCCGGAGAAGGTTGTCGTCGATCTCGTCGAGAAGCGGCAGAAGGCGGCGAAGACCGGCATCTTCTTCCACGGTACGAGCATGAAGCGGTGGAAGAAGATCAAGCGCAAGGGCTTCGATCCGGATGCCGACAAGATTTGGGCCGACCTGTCTCCGTCCGGTTCGGGTAAATCGAGCCTCGCTTCGTTTCCGGGTACGTACTTCACGCGGAACTTGTTGACGGCGCGGCAATCGGCGTGGAAGACGGCTGGCCGGGACAAGTCGAACGAGGTGATGGTCGTTGCCCGGCTGCAACCGCGATCCGCCTTCGTCGATGAAGACAACGTGAGGTTTGCCACGATTGATGCGGTGAGTTGGGGCGTGAAGGGGAATAATTCTCTCATGCTCATCGAAGCATGGGTGGACCACAAGTGGGGGAACGGGAAATTCGCGAACGAGGCGCGGGACCGCTTCGTCGAGGAGTCGGTGGACTACTTCAAGAAAAAGTTCGAGCGTCGGGACATGCACCCGGAGCTAGAGCGGGTCTTGACCGCGCACCTGAAGGAGATGTTTTGGGATTTCCTAGAGCGCGATGTCGCGTTCCTGCATCCCAATGATTTTCGCGAACGGTTTGCTCGCGCATTGTCGGGTAAACGTGCGGAGCGGGCCGGGATCGACCCCGAGCAGGTGAGCCTGTGGATCGAGGGGCCGAAGTTCCAGCCGGATCGCGTCGAGGCGCAGCGCGTGGCCCGTGCCAATCTGGAGCAGTTGACCCGCACGCTGCGGCAGTTGGCCGTGGCCGGGAACGAGAATGTCGTGAATATCCGCATGACCGAGCCGGTGGACTTCAAAGGGGCGAACCGGATCATCGCGGCGGTGGAGACCGTTCCGGTGGAGGAGACCGGGAAGGGTGACTTCAAGGTTACTCACTACTACGAGCGGGTGATCTTCGGGCGCATCCCTCCGGAGTTTGAACAGCAATACCGGGAGAAGGTGAACAGTCGCGGTATCCCGTGGCTCGCTGATCGGAAATGAGCGGTAAGCCGTACTACAAGGAGGTAGTCGATGCGCTGTGCTGGTGTAAAGAGAATGGGGTGCGTGTTGAGGCGTGCGGGACGAAAGGTGATCGAGCGTGTCGTGTCGTTTTTCATAGGGGACGACGACAACGACCCCTTCAATTTCGACGGGCTAGTTTTGTGGGCGCAGTAGTCGCCGCGAGACTGCATAAGGAGTTTCCCGATGAGTTCCATCCTGACCCTGAACACTCCGGAGAGCCGGGACACAACGACCCCGGTTGCTGACGTTGACCAGATTCAGATCGCGGGTCCGATTGAAATCGTCCCGACGACGCGGACCCTGACCTTCTACTACACGAAGGGGTATGTCTCCGGATCGCTCATCGAGATCGCCTTCACCTCGAATACGATTGAGGTGAAGAACGACGATTACGACGCGGTGATGGCGTCCGCTGTAGAGGGGGCCGACAACGTGTTCGAGAACCTGACCCGCGTGCTGCTCCAGTACCTCATCGACAAGAGCCTCGTCGGCGACGGAACGATCAACCCGTAATGAAGTCGATCCCGAAACATCCGTGGGAGATGAGCCTGCGGGAGTGGAAGGACGTGGATCGTGGCGGCTTTCCGAAGCATGTCAAGGCACGCGGCGGGAATATCCTGCTCTACCACCGGACGGGGAACGCCGAAGCCCTCTCGATTGCGAAGCGCGGTTTCGATCCATCGAAGAGCAAGTCACCACCCCGAGGCGCGATGTGGGCGGCGCGGGAACCGGAAGGGTACTCCGACTCGGGTGCCCTCGTGGTGTTTCAGGTGGACCCCGACGATCCCCTTGTGGAGTTGGTTGCGGGGAATCAGGCGATTGTCGGTCGGGAGATCGAGCCGAAGGACATCCTGCATGTCGATCCCTACTACGTGACCCCGCACGGGAAGCGGCTGCATCAGATGCGGAAGCCGAGCCGGTATCAGGATAGATATTGGCAGTGGTTTCAGGACCATCCCGAAGATCGGGAGGATGTGTGGAAGCTGCGGAGCGCGAAGAGTATGCGCGAGGTTACCGAGGGGATGATTCACCTCGTGGTCAACGGCAGCGATCCGAGTGAGGTGGTGGAAACGACAATCACCTCGAAGCAGATGGAAGGGAAGTCATGGAGGACTTCTTCTGGGAAGTGACGGTCAGTCACAACCTGCTAAAAGGTAGCGCGTTCATCCGTGGAACGCAGTACGGGGATGTCAAGAAGATCGACGAAAAGGAGTTGGTCGTGACGGTGTTCTCGCAGGAAAACCTGAGCGGGATCATCGACGAGCGAGCGTTCCACGTAACGTCAATGGTCAGAGTACGAAGGGAGAAACGACAATGAAAACGAAATGGCTATGGCTGGTAGCGATCCTCGCGTTCGCACTGGTCGGGTGTGTATCGGGTAACGACGACGATACCGCCGCGAACGACGACGACATTCCTCTCTGCGGAGCGGGAATGGAGCTCGTCGGCGACGATTGCGTTCCCGCGTGCGGGGACGGGCTGAAGTGGGATGTGGGCGAGGATGCCTGCGTTTCGGACTGCCCGGACGGCGAGGTGTTCGATAACGAGGCGGGCGAGTGCGTGGAGATCGTACAGTCCTTGTACGAATACTCGATCAGCTTCAATAACCCGCGTCCCCGTGGCGGTGAGTCCTTCCACGTCGGGGGCTGGGAGATCGACGCCTTCTGCCCGAATTGCATCGAGGAGGTGAGCGTTCAGGAAGCGGCGAACCGGGATGGGCTGTACTACTTCACCGGTCCGGACCTGTCGGCCAGCTCCGAGCGGCTGGTGCTGCATGGGGTGCATCCCTGCTTCGACGAGCTCCAGATCACGGTGACGCTGGAGAAGACGAAGACGCTCCAGTGGACCGTGGCGCGAAACGACATCCAATGCACCGACAAGTACGAGATGGACTGCGCCTACATTACGGACGAGTTTCTGTACGAGGCGGCGAGCCACTATCTGTCCAAGACCCCGAACGTGGATAGTTGCTGCGAGAAGTATCCGAATACGACGCAGGCGGTATGTCTGGCCTGCCCGGACTTCGATGCGAATAACTGCATGACGAACGAGTATGTGGGTCTGGTCGATGGGGAGTGCCTGTGCGTCGGACTCGACATGGAGCCGCGCAATTACGACGTGTCCGAGGTGGTCGAACCGCCAATTATCGAGGGTTACACCCGATGCAATGTCGATACGAACAACGATGGGTTGTTCAACGACTACTGCGTCTGCAACAACACGTACCTGCTTCTCTGCGAGTACGATCTGGACCCGACGCCCTACGATCCCCCGAATACGTGGGGGTATGGGGACGGCTGCGGATCGGCGTGCAACGATCATTGCGCGTGCGATCCGGGACAGTGAGGTTCCCATGAACCGGCGTCTGCAAACATTTTTGAGCTCCTTGGTAGTCGCCGCCGGGCTGGGGGTCTTCCCCCTATTCGCTCCCAGCCCGGCGGCTGCCGGGGAGACGGACGGCCTCTCCCTCGACAGGTGCTCCCCGGTTGTGGGGACGCTGCTTGCGGGGCGGTGGTACATGGATGCACGTCCCGAAGAAGGGAAGACGAAGGGTCTCAACCTCGAAGGGAAGGTCCATCTCAGCTTCGGTCTGACCTGTCCGCTGTATGCGTGGAAGCATTTCTCGCTGATCGGTTCCGGGTTCGCCGGAACGGTTGTGGACACCACAACGGTCATGCGGGACGAGTACGAGCAACCCGACTCGGTGAAGACGGACTCTCCACAGGTGGCGGGGTTGGCCGTCGGCGTCGATTACGAGTCGAAGGGGCAGCTCAGCCTCGGCGGCGCGTGGGAGACCGCGAAGAGCTTCCAGCGGCAGGAGTCCTATCTGGTCGTGCTGATGTACTCCACGACCTTCGAGAACATCGGAATCCTTCTCGGTAAGATCGCCGGAGAGAGCGATGAGTGACAAGGTTCGAGAGTTTTCTTCTACCCAAATAGACCTCCCTCTTCAAGTGGCTTCGCGGCTCAAACAATTATCGCGAGAAATACCCGATAGCGAGCTGTACGACACGGAAGAGGGGGGCTTTGGGCGTGAAGCGGATGCCCATGTCACGGTGAAGTTCGGTTTGCACACCGACGACTATCGGGAGGTGGAGAGAATCGTTTCCGGTTTCGGACCGATCCGGGTGAAATTCGGTCCGGTTCAGCTATTCAAGTCCGACGACTACGACGTGGTGTTCGTGAGCGTTGAGAGCGACGATCTTCAGAAGTTGAACAAGATGATCGCCGCAGGCACCGAAGTTACCGATACCCACCCTGTCTACAAGCCGCACGCGACGGTGGCCTACGTGCTCCCCGGCGAAGGGGCGAAGTACAAAGGCGACAAGTCCCTCGCGGGGCTGGAGATCGAGGTGGACGAAATAACCTTCTCGGGCAAGGACAGCTCGAAGGTGATGATCCCGACCAATGGCCGAAGGAGCGAACGAATGACGATTGCCAACGAATTGATCGAGCGCGTGGTGCGGGGGGAAACCCCGGAAGCCGTCGTGGAGTTCGCATGGGCGAGGAGTGGACCGGCGGACAAGGTGCTCGGGATGGACCTGTACCAGTTCATCATCAACGATGGCGACCTCTACCGTCAGATGACGATCCCGATCATCAAGAACCTGTTGACGAAGCGGGCGCGTGGCACCTTCGACGAAGCGAAGGCTCTGAAGGCGTGGCTCAATCTGGCCGATGCCGGAGCGAAGAAGTACGCCAAGGAGTTCGGTTACGAGCCGGGGTCTTCGCGCCCCGAAGTGGGGCCGAACATGGGCGGGTTTAACAAGAAGACCCGCGAGCTCGTCGCCAAGTCGCTGTGGGAATACTACGGCGACGATATGGATTTGGGAAATTACGACCACCTCCTGCCGAAGAAGTACCAGAAGAAATGAGTCGCGTCGATAGGTTGATCGAGCAGGAGTTGCGCGAGTTCGCCGCACCCCGTGGGATCGACAGACGAAAACGATACTACCACGGCACGTCTACCCGGAAGGCGGGGAAGGAGATCATCAAGTATGGTATCCAGCCGCCGGACCTGACGGACCGGAAGGGTTTCTTGAAGCCGGTTGAGGGGCGGGTCTATATCACCCCGAAGTTGAAGGAAGCTGTGATCTACACCCTCGGCGCGAACATGATCGGACAGGATATGTCGGGGATGATGTCGTTTCGAGGGAAGACGGATGTGTTTGGCTACCTGTTCGTGATCGAGGGTACGCAACTTGCGGACATCCAGCCGGACGAGGATGATGTGGGTCGTTTGCTCTCCGATGCGTTTGGTCTCGGAACCTTCATGGTTCAGCAGCGGTGGGGGTTGGATTACTCGAAGCCGATCAAGGATAAGTCTTTGTGGTGGCTTGCCGATCTGGCGAAACGGAATGTCGCCATTTCTCGGTTGAACAAGCTGCTCGGTGGCGAATATGCCTATTGGGCTTCGGTCGGGAAGCAGCTCCTGCGGAAAATGACAGACGAGCAGAAGTTAGCTCTGATTGACAAGGGCGCGAACGTGGCGAACGAGGGGCCGATCAAACCTCTCGAAGCGTGGCGGTTCGACAAGCGGCGTTCTCAGGAGTTGTCGCGTGATGCGGGCAACTTCTTCCAGATCGCAGAACAGATTAGGTGAGGTAACGATGCCCCCGGCAGCAGTCAAAAAAGGCGAGGAGAAGTTGTGGCGGTACGCCAAGCGGATCGCCCTCGCGATGCTGGGTCGGCGGGATGTCGATTGGAAAAAACCGAAAGAAGCGAATCCGGTCCTCACGAAAAACGATGCGTGGGGATTCGTGATGGATCGTTTCATGGCACTACGCGATGGCCGGATCAAGGCGCGGCATAAGCTAGAAGTAAACCGGGAGACAACGATGGAAGTGAAGGAAGCGACGATCAAGACGAAAGCCGGTAGCGAGGTGACCCTCATGGCCGGTCAGTTTGCGCTTCGCCCCGGACCGATGGGCGGCCACATGCCGGTCAAGGTGATCTCGGTCACAAACGGAACGGCGATTGTGGCGCATTTCGTGGATGGCAGGGTCGAGCAGATGGAGATCGCAGCCGATCAGTTGATGGGGTATCCCAATCAGGATTCGGCGCGTTCCGAAATTCAAGCCCTGTGGCCGTATCAGTACAAGTACCTTCTGGCCGCGAGCGACGTGCCGAACATCAACGAAGTGGCGCAGCCGAAAGACGTGGTTGCGGTCTACGATTCCGGCGAGGAGGATATGACCGGCGACCGCTATACCGTTGTCCTCGGGGGCGATTGGGAGGATGCCGTCAACGACACTCCGATGATCGGGATCGGCGGGAGCCAGCGGTACGGTGCCCGTATCTCTTATGGCTTGCAGAGCGGGAGGGTCGGTTCGCACCTCGGGCGGAAAGTCAAATGGTCTGATCTCTCTTCCGACCAGCAGAAGGTCGTCGTGAAGTTCCTGAAGGAGTCTACGGAAAAGGCGTATGCCCTTCACGAGCAGTCTGATCTCGAAGGGAATGCCGACGAGTCTCCGTTGGGCGATGAGGAATCGACTCTCTTCAGCGATCTCCTTGGGCAGGAAGACCCCGATGCCGGGAAGAACATGCAGACCTACCCGCTGGGCGGCTCGCCGAATATCCGGGCCGAGAGCGCGGCGGTGTTGAACGTGTTTGTTCACGCCGACGGCGAGGGCTACCAGAAGCCGCTCAACGACGAGCCGTTTACCGATCTCCGCAAGGCCGAGATGTTTGCGGTCGAGCAGCAGGGAGAGCTGGCCGAAGACTTGGCGATCCTCGACGGGAAGAACCTCGTGAAGATCATCCGGGTCTCCGAGGTGGAAGAGGAGTATTTCGGCGATCTGCTTACCGAGGCCGACCGCCTGATCGAAGCGCAGATCACCGAGCAGGACGACGAAGACCCCCCGATGCGGAAGCGCAAGCGGGACGGTTCGTGCGTGAAGGAATCCGATGCGTCCGACGATATCGTCGATGCGGTGATGAATGACGAGGGGGTGTACCGTGCGTTTCAGCGGGCCGTCGGTCGGGCGACGAGCTGGAAGGACATGATGGATGTCGCCGAGATGGGGGCGCGGGTTGCGAAGGGCTGGAACAGCTCGTTCAAGTACAACCGTGGCGACTTGCAGGATGCGGCGGAAGAGCTCGTGACGATGGAGGAATCGGTTAGCGAGACGTGGGGATCGGATGAGATCGTTCGGTGGGTGATGAACGATGAAGGTCTCTACAACCGCTACATGGCGTTGAAGAAGAAGGGGGCGAAGAGCTCCGAGTACAAGAAGATCGCTGACCAAGCTAAGGATATGGCCCAAGGCGCAGGCGCGGGGAAGATTTCGATCAGCGATGTCGGTATGGCTACTCGTGAGCTGGCGAGCATGGAAGAATCGAAGATCGAGTCGATCCGCAACGATCCGTGGGTGAAGATCACCGTCGAAGCCGACGACCTGATCTTCGAGGATCGCCACGGGGTTCTTTACCTTCCGGGTAAAGTCGAAACCATCGACGATCTGCGAGACGTGTACCGCGAGATGTCCGAATCGCTCGACGAATCCGATGCGAGCCTGACCGACCTGTACCAGTTCTTCGAGGGCTACGAGGGTCCGATCAGCGGCATGTGGCAGCGTGTCTACGAGATGCTTCACGAGGTGGAGGACATCGAAGAGGAAGAAATCCTGTAACCCGATGAATACCGATGAATTGATCCAGCAAGTCGTGGAGGGTGCCGATCCCGAAGAAGTTGTCGAGATCGTCATCAAACGACGGAGCCGTGAGCAGAAGCGTCGCCGGGAGCATCCGAAGGACCGGAAGCGTTCGATGGCGATCAAACGAGCTCTGCGCGGTAAGAAGTCGAAGATCAAACGAGCGGCGAAGAAGCGGGCGCGTTCCGCTCAGGGCCGTCGTTTGTCGAAGGCGTTGGGCCGGTTCAACAGCCGCATGTCGGCGTTTCGCAGGAAGTAACGATGGCGAAGGTGATCCCGGTCAGTAAGGAGAACCTGATCCGGGTGGATATGCTGAGCAAGCCCGGCTATCACCCCTCGGATTTGGAGCTGCGCCATTATCACTATGGCGAGTTTCGGTGGCGTAATGGGGAGGACGATTACACCGTCGATCTCCGGCTGCTCAAGGTGCAGCTCTCGGAAGTGCTGGCAAAACCTCAATTCGTGACGCCCCGGTCCGATCACCTGAAGATCAGGGTCGAGCTCCTGATCGACAAGATCGTGTCCTACAAGGGCATCTTTATCCGGCTCGATACCGGCGAAATTTATACTGTTCACGATCCGGTGGAGACGATCAACGTCCCCTTCATGCCGATCTACACGCAGGAGGCGTAACATGCAGGTTGAGCGTATTAACACCGAACCCCCTTTGACCGCTCCGATTATGTTCGAGTACGAGGTGCTGGAACAGAAGGAAGAGCTGCCGGAAGGGGTAATCCTGCGCCTCGGCGGTGTCGGGCAGCGGATCGACGAGAAGAACAAGAACGGGCGCATCTACTCGAAGCGGTTGTGGGAGAAAATCTTCAACGACGAGGGTACGCTGCGCCGGGTGGCCGAACGGGAAATGCTCGGTGAGGCCGATCATCCCGATACCGGGAAGACTTCGATTCCCCGTGTCTCGCACATCGTAACGAAGATGGAGCGGCGCGGTTCTGAAATCTACGTCGAAATGGATGTAGTCGGTACGCCGATGGGAAAGGCCGTGAAGGCTTTGGTCGATGCCAAGGCCAAGATCGGTGTCTCCAGTCGGGGGGCCGGTAACGTCGTCGAACGGAACGGAAACAAGTACGTTGACGAAGATGATTTCCAGCTCGATACGTTCGACATCGTGACGGGTCCGTCCACACGAGGGGCGTATCCCGCGAAGCTGGAATCCGCTACCGAGGATAACGCCAAGATTATCCTCGAAACAATGGACGCTCTCGTAAATTCTGACGCCTCCCCGCAGACGCAGGAGGAGGTAAAAGGGATCGTGAGCAGCCTTGAAACCACTCTATACAGGACCGAGAAGGATAAGCTGTTGGAGCGGTTGGAGATTTCCGAATCCAGTGAATCCAAGCAGGAGAGCGAAATGGATGCTCTGAAAGCTGCGGAGACCATCGAGGAATTGGCGCGAGCCAAGGTCGAAAAGCTCATGGCCGAGCAGAACAAGAAGTTCGAGGCGATGGAAGCCAAGGTCAACGAGGCCGCCGACAAGCTCGAACAGGTCCGCACGGAAAATGACTCGCTCCGCGAGAAGAACGCCGAGTTGCGCGTCGAGCTCCGGAAACTGCGTGAGCAGGAAGACGGCGAGGACGACGACGAAGAGATGCCCGAGAAGAAGGGTTCCAAGTCCGAGAAGTCGAAGGGCAAGGCCGAAACCGACGATGCGGATGCCGACGACGAAGACGGCGAGGACGACGACGAAGAGATGCCCGAGAAGAAGGGTTCCAAGTCCGAGAAGCGCAAAACCAAGAAGTCCGAGCAGGACGACATGGAGGAGCCGGACGACGACGAAGAGATGGACGACGAGGATCGTCCCAAGGAGTCGTTGCTGCGCCGCCACAAAGCCCTGAAGCGGGTGGCCGAACGGATGGACGAAGAGCTCGGTGCGAGCAAGAAGCTTATCACCGCGTTCGTCGCCAAGTCCGGCGAGTACAGCGAGTACAAGGAGAAGTTCGAGGCGTCCCGCAAGGTGATTGCGGCGATGCTGGACGAGAAGCGCAGCGCGGAAGTGGATGCCGTGATCGAGTCCAAGCTCGACGGTTACGACGGCGAAAAGCGCGAGGCGATCAAGGAAGCGTTGGGGCGCGTCCGGACCGCCGAGGAAGCCGAAGGGAAGATCGACAAGCTGGTCGAGGCGTTTGGCGGCCCCAAAGGTGGCGGCACGACTCCCCGGCTGAGCACGGGCCTTCCCGGTCTGCGTCGGACCGAGAAGAAGACGCACAAGCTGGCCGAGCGTACCAAGGATAAGGGTACGTTGCAGGAACAGCGCGGAAAGAAGCTGACGAGCAGCATCGTCAGCGGCGTGGAGAAGAAGCTCAACGGCTAACGGAACCGGCACGTTGCACTTCACGTTGTAAGTAATTTCCCACAACAATCGACAGGAGGTCTGAGACCATGTTGACCGAACAGAATGTCTTCGACAACCACATGAACCGCCTCTACGAGCGCGGGATGCGGTTGGCCGAGGAAAAAGATGTCGTTCTCTACAAGGACGACGAGACTCTGGTTCGTATCGGGGACATCTCCGAAGGGCTGGAGGAAAAAGACGACTGGATCAAGTCCGCGACGATGCTGATGGTCGAGAACACCTACGACTTTATGAACAGCCTCGACGAGACGACCCGCACGATCCAGTTCGGCAAGTTCCCCAAGTTCGCGTTCCCGCTGGTCCGCGCCGTCTTCCCGAACCTGATCGCTCACGAGCTGGTCAGCGTTCAGCCGATGTCGGGGCCGACCGGGCTGGTGTTCTACCAGCGGTTCACGTACGGCACCACGAAGGGTGCGGTGGTGGCCGGTCAGGACATCATCGAGGTTCCGAACGACGAGTACGCCAGCGAGCGGATCACCGCCGAGTCCTTCGGTACTGCCGGGGCGACCAATCAGGTCGGGACGTTGGGCTTCTCGCCCGTCCGTCCGCACACCTTTCAGGCGACCGACGGCGTGCTGACCGTGCAGGACGACGGTAACGGTAACATCGTCGGCGACACGGGTGCCGGTACGAATACCATTGACTACCGGACCGGAGCGGTGGACTTCGATTACAGCGGCAATTCGGCTGCGGTGAGCGAGGTGAGCTACGTCTACGTGATGGAAGGAAATACCCAGCTTCCCGAGCTCGAAATGACCCTCGAATCGACGGAAGTGCGCCCCATCGAGACGAAGCTGCGTGCCAAGTGGACCGTCGAGGCGAGCCACGATCTGCGCGTCGTCCACGGCGAAGACTTGGAGAACAACCTCGTCAACGCTCTGGGGCTGGAGCTGAAGTTCGAGATCGACCGGCGTGTCATTCGCGAGCTGAAGGCCATCGCCCGTGCGACCGCTGTGTACGACCCGGCGGTGCCCAACGGCATCCGTGTTTGGGAAGGGAAAGCCCCCTCGGGTATCTCCTTTACCGAGCACAAGCTCAGCATTATCGACACCCTGACCCGGATCAGCAACGATATTCTCGGCGCGACGCAGCGTGCTCGCGGCCAGTGGATCGTTTGCGGTCTGGAGGTGGCGAACGTGCTGGAAACCCTGCCGGGTTGGCGCGGTAACCTCGACAACCTGACCGGGCGCGGCGTGTTCAAGGCCGGTACACTCAATAGCCGTTGGACCGTCTACGTGGACACCTACGGCGGGCCGAACGACATCCTGATTGGCTACAAGGGCGATCAGATGTTCGATACCGGCTACGTGCTGGCCCCTTACGTGCCCTTCTACGCGACGCCGCTGAGTAACAGCCCGAACGCCGAGTTCGTGCTGCGCAAGGCGATTGCGAGTCGGTATGCCACGAAGGCCATCGACTCCAAGTTCTACGCGAACGGCGCGATTGACCTGACGTTGCAGCCCTCCTAATCGGGGGTTGACTCCATAGGGTAGTGTGGAGGGCGGGTCCGCCCGCCCTCCATTTCAAGGGAGATTCAGATGCAGATCGCCGATCAGATGATCCAATGCGTGATGAACGGCCTCGATCCGGATCATGTGATGGAACAGGCCACGAACGGGATGATTAACATGCTGCAACGCCTACCGGCGAAGCGGCAGTGTCCCGGCTGTGGCTACAAAGTTCCGAAGTATCCGGGAGCATACCCGAAGCGGTGCCCCGAGTGCGGATGTGATCTCACTGAGCCGCCGGAAGACGAATGACCACGATCAGCCGAACCCTAGCCGTTGCCGATATTCCGAACCTCGTGAAGCGGAAGATGGGCGACAGCTCGCTCACAGTCGAGTTGGCCGACGACGACTTCTACGGGAAGGGCGGAACGGACTCGGACCTGAAGCGCGACGGGATCATTGCCGAGGCGTTGCTCTGGTACTCTCGGTACTGGCCGAAGTACGGCTATACCGTGGTTCCGGTTTCAGGCGGCGTTCAGCAGTACGAGCTGGACAACAGCGTCGGAGATCAGCAGTGGGGCTTCGGCGCGGTGAATGTTCTCGTTCCCCCAACGCGCACGCAGTTGGGTTTGGGGTTGGGGGTCAGCCCCGACGAATTGATCTCCTTCGATATTCGGTACATGACCGAGATCGGAGACTTGCATCTGGACCTGTCTTACCTCGAAACGGCGAAGCGGATCGTCAGCGCGGAGTTCGATTGGCGATTCGATCCTGATTTCCCTAGTCCGGGGATCGGGACGCTGTGGATTTATCCGGTTCCTGAATCGACGAACATTCCACAGGTGGTTTTGAAGTACCAAGACCTGCATCATATCGAACAGATTCCGCTGGCCGATCAGCATTGGTTCCTGCTCTACGCCGCTGCGTTGGGGAAGGAGCTGATTGGCGAGAAGCGTGCGAAGTTCGGTGGGCAGATTCCGGGGCAGAACGAGGGGCAAAACCTCAACGGCTCCGATCTGGTCAGCACGGCGCAAGAAGAAAAAGAGAAGATCACCGAGGATTTCATCAACGACAAGGGTGACTTCATGCCACCGCTGGTCGGGTCGGGAATCTAACCGATGGTCGATACTCCGAATCTACATTGGCAGGAGTCGAAAGACCTTGCTCAGATCAAGGCGTGGGACCGCGAGCGGTATTTCCTTCAGATGCAACGTCACCGCCTGTACTTCGTGCAGCAGGCGTCCGCTGCCGAGGGTGGGTCGGGCGTGTCGCGGAATATCTACGGCGAGCCTGTGGAAGGCGCGGTGACCGACGATGGGCCGGACACCGCTGCGTACAGCGATCCGGTGGTGGACCTTCCGGTCTACATCAATCGGGAGATCGACCAGAAGACGGCGGACAAGTGGGGACTCAATCGTACGTCCGACATCCTTGTCGTGTTCTCGATTGCGGTTCTCGAAGGGCTGGGAATCGACTTTCGGGATATTACGAAGGGGCCGAAGATCGGCGACCGCATCGACTTCATGGTCGAAGGTTCGATCAAGAATCAGTATGAGCTGCGGACCGCCGAGATTCACGACTTCTGGGGGAACACCCAATACCCGTTGCACGTTGTGTGTGCGGCGAACCTGACGCACGAACCTCTTACTTCGTGAGGCTACGATGAAGAAACGATTGACCCTACAGATCAACGAAGCGCGAGGCACCCTCGATGTCCCGATGGACGATGTGCAGCTCCTTCGGCAGGTGATGAACGAGGAGATGGAAGCAGTCACCCTCTACGAGAACATGCTGAAGCAAGCTCGCGATCCTCGGGTGAAGACGATGCTGCAAAGTCTGGTTCACGAAGAGAAGGTTCATTTCGGCGAAGCGGAAACGCTGCTCGAAGTGCTGGACCCGAAGCACGAGGAGGCCGAAGAGGAGGGCGAGGAAGAGGTCGAAGATATGACCGGAATGGGGGAATCGACAATTCTGCTCCGCAGAGTAATCCGAGGTTGATATGGCATGGGATCGAGACAAGCTAGGTAACGTCTTCGACGTGGCGAATGAGAATCCGCATCCGCTGTCGAATCCGAATTACATGACCTTCTTGGTAGACCGGGGTGGCGATCTGATCCCGCTGATGTTTACCGAGCGGGAGATGATGGTCGGCATCCAGCGGGCGCAGAAGAACCCGGAAGACACAGCGGTCTTGGAGGAATAAATGGCGATACGCGGAATGAAACCAAAGGTGAAGATTCCGAAGTCCTCGCCGCTCGGTTTCGTTTCCGTGTTTCGGACGGCGCAGAAGGTCGCTGCCGAGAAGGTGTCAATGGAGGTGGCCGAAGCGATCCGCGACGAGGCCATCGAAATCATTGCGCAGCAGCGATACGATTGGGCTGCGCTCTCGAACAAGTACCTGCGGCGGAAGCTGAAGGGTCTCTACGATCCGCGTATCTACATCCGCACGCAGTTCTACCGGGATAACATCGAAGCGTGGGCGGACGAGCAGGGCTACGCGCATGTAGGGGTGGCCGACGTGATCCACCCCGAAACGAAGAAGCGGAAGCGTCCGGTAAACCTTCCCCAGTTGGCGCGGTGGCTGGAGTTCGGCACGCCGATTGCCAACCCCGGCGAGATCATGCCCCCTCGTCCGCTGTGGCGTCCCCTGATCGCCAAGTGGTTGAAGGTTAATCCCGAGTTCGCGAAGAAGTATTACGCGGCGGTGGCCGAGGAGCTGAAGTCGCGACGGAAAACGAATGCCGCCTCTCCCGATCTCGGGAAGGGTAAGCCGAAGAAACAGCCGCCGAAGAAGCGGACCGTGAAACCGAAGAGGCGTCCGCCTCGGGTTCCCGATCCGCCGAAGAAGAAGCGGCCTACGATTGACGAAAGCGATCCCTTCGCCGATCTCCTGTAGGAGGTTTCATGCCGAGCAAGGACTTTATGGAAAGCCTGTTGTCGCCGACTTCCCCGATTGCAACCGCGCACTCGGGGATGGCCTACGACGAGCTGACCGATCTCTATGCCGAGCTCGACGGGGAGCAGGAGGAAATCGTTTTCGAGCACATCAAAAGATTCACGACCGAATCAGACTATACCGTGGGATCGCTTTTCCACTCGATCATCGCCGACCGGAGAATCGACGAGGAGATTCGGAGCAAGGCCGAGTGGATCGCGGGGAAGTATAACGTGATTCAGGCGCACCACCTGAACAAGCCGAAGGTGCCGAAGAAGCCGGGCCGATGATCCAGAATACGCTGTACCTATACGATCAGGCGATCCTCGATCTGATGGCGTGTGAGTTCGCTCCGATCATCCCGCGTCACGAGGCGCAGTTGTTTCTCCTGACGCCCGAGCGGAAGTTTATCGACTACCTCTCGGGGCGGACTCCGGAGAACCTGAAGCTGGCGTTGCCCCGTATCTCGATCACGCGGATGAACGACGATCCGGATGAGGAGCGTCGCTTCGGAACGAAGATTAGGAAGATTCCCGATCCGGAGAGTGCGGCGAACCGGGCGATCATCGCCGATCCGCCGACGCCGATCATCATCAACTACCAGATCGACATGTGGACGCAGCACATGTGGGAGATGAATTACTGGCGGCGGAAGATGATGATGCTGTTTTGGAATCTCCCCCCGCGCTACATCCTCGTCGATGTCGGCTACCCGTGGGGGGAGAAGTACATCGAAGTTTACCTCGACGGTTCGGGGGATCATACCTCGGATTTGGAGCCTGACGAAGCGGATCGAACCGTTCGCTACACTTATACCCTTCGGGTAAAGGCGCACCTGTTCCCGCTCTTCGAGGAGCCGTGGCGAACGCTGGACGAGTTGTTCTACGAGCTGGGTTGGCTGGTCGAGCGAATCCGGATCGACGTGTGCGATATGGACACCGAAGAGCTTTATTGGTCGGAGACGATTCCCCATGACTACTAAGATCAAAATTCAGAACCTCACCCGCACCGGCTTCGATGTGCTCCTCAACGATCTCAAAACCGGGAAGTACAAGACCCGGTTCCTCACCGCACGCGGTCATTTGATCGTAGGCGAGGAGGAGATCACGCGGCACATCCAAGTTCTCGTCGAGAAGAAAATGGTCAAGCTGACCACCGTGAAAGAAGTCGATTAACCGGCGACGATAACGAGGAGAGCGACATGCAATTTATTTGGGCAAACCCCGAAGCCCAAGCCTCTCAGATCGGCGGGTTGTTTGTCTACGGACAGCCGATGTTCAATCCGGGTTCGTTTACCCCGGACGACATTCGGGTGATCTACAACCAGTCAGGTCAGGGGCAGTGGGCTACCGTAGGGAATCCGATGCAGGGCTTCGACTCGAAGTTCGTCCCGAAGGAGGATGTCGAGGTGGAGCTGGCCGGGGCGATTACGATCCTCCCGACCGAGGTGACCCCCGACATTGTGCGGCGGGTGGGGATCGACTTCCTGATCTTCACCGAACAGAATCCCCCCGAGCAGGTGGTGGACTTGACCGCACAATCCGGAGAGTCGCAGAAGACGACGCTGCGGTGGACGAATCCTCCCGACGAAGACATCCACTCACTGCGGATTCTGCGGCGCGAGGATACCTACCCGACCGCCTACAACGATCCCGAGGCGACGTTGGTGAAGGAGGTGCGCGAGGCATCGCCGAACGTACCCCTTGCCGTCGAGGACGTGGGGCTGGACGACGGGACGGAATACTTCTATTCGATCTTCGTTCGGGACTTGGCGATGAATTGGCAGACGGCGGTGACGCCGGGCTTCAACGCCGTGTCCGCAACCCCCGATTCCCCATCTCAGATTCTCGACTTCACCGCAACGACCGACGAGAACGACCAGATCACATTGAGCTGGACCAATCCGAACGAAGAGGCGTTGGACAGCGTGCGGCTTGTGCGGAAGGTGGGGAGCTATCCGACGGACGAATCCGATGGCACAGCGGTCTACGAGAACAGCAGTCCCGAGGCCGGTGGCGAGGAGGAATACGTCGATGCAGTTGGCGACAGCCAGACGTACTACTATGCTGTGTTTCCGAAGGACGCGACCGATTACAACAGCTTGGTCACAGCAGGCCGTAACGCAGCCATCGGTATCTCAACCTAACTGAAAGGAGTACAGAGATGAGTCCAGTGAGCGCGGGTGTATACCCCCGAGAAATCGACCTGTCCCTCTACGCCGCCGGAGCTGCCCCTACCGCACTTGGTATGGTTGGTACGGCCACGAAGGGACCGCTGAACGAGTTGACGCTCGTTACCGACGAGCCGGATTTTATTACGAAGTTCGGTCGCCCCGACCCCAACAGTCAGGCGTTCTACGCCGCCCGTCAGTTCTTGCGCGAGGGGAATGTGTTGTGGTTCGTCCGCATCGCTTCCGATGCGGGTGGTACGGGCGACGACATCAACCTGTCCGATCCCTACACCGGACGTGCCATTGCGACGCTGGTGGATGCGGGGGATGTCGATTCCGTTCAGTTTCAACTACTGGAGTACGGAACCTACGGCAACACGCTCCAGCTCAACGTCGCGGCGGGTACGGAGTCCGGCTTCAAGATCACGCTCTACGAGACCTATGGCGGTCTGCAAGAGCTGGAGGTCTGGGATAACCTGTCCCGTGCCGATGTCGAGGAGATCATCAACGACCCGGTGGACGGCAGCGAATGGCTCGAAGCCACGGTGCTGTCGGCGGGTGGCCCCGGCGAGCCGAGTACGGCCCAAGACCCGGTGGTGTTCGTGGGTGGCCTCAACGGCTTCAGCGGAACGCTGGTCGGCAAGGCGATCACGGCGATCAAGAAGTTCGAGAACGTCGAAGAGGTCTACGTCGATACCCTGATCGCTCCCGGCATGTACGACGAGAGCGTGGTGAATCAGCTCCTTCTGACCGCCGAGGCGCGGAAGGATGCCTTCGCGGTCCCCGACGGCCCGATGGGTCTGGACGTGCAGGGCATTGTGGACTGGCACAACGATCCGAGCGGCGGCGGCAGCGCGGCCCTCAATTCGTCTTACGGTGGCTTGTGGTGGAGCGAGCAGATCGTTTACGACGAGTTCAACGAGCAGGATGTGATCGTGGCCGCTTCCGGTTTCGTGGCAGCGGCGATTGCCCGTACCGACCGGGTGGCGGCTCCGTGGTGGGCACCCGCCGGTCTCCGTCGCGGCAAGGTCAATTCCAAGCAGGCCGTCTACTCGCCTTCGCAGGGGGAGCGGGAGGTCATGTACGGGACCGGCCAGAACGTGAATCCCATCGTGAGCTTCGTCGGCGAGGGCATCTTCATCTACGGACAGAAGACGCTCCAGCGTGCCCCGACGGCCTTGGACCGGGTGAATGTCCGCCGGATGCTCAACAAGGTCAAGTCCATCATTACGGCCTCGACCCGCTACTTTACCTTCGAGCAGAGCGACGCGCCGACGTGGCGGTCGTGGCGCGGTGTGGTCGATCCCCCGTTGCGGGATGTGCTCGCCCGTCGTGGTCTGCAAGACTACCAGATCGTGATGGACGAAACGACCAACCCGACGGCGGTGATCGAGCGGAACGAAATGCGAGGGAAGATTCTACTGAAGCCCACGAAGTCGGCGGAAGTAATCATCCTCGATTTCACCCTCACCTCGCAAGGGGCCGACTTTCAAGAGCTGCTTCAGGCGGCCTAATCGCGGTCTACTGACCCCAGACGAGGAGAAACGACATGGCCGAAATTCTTGCGCCCAACCACATCGCTCAGCAGGCGGGGCAGTTTACCCCGCAGTTGCAAAACCAGTTTTCCATCGAAATCCACGGGCTGCCCGGACAGGACTCCGATACCCTGATCCTCGGCGTGGCCGGTGGTGCGATCCCCGAGAGCTCGTTCGAGAAGGTGACCATCGACTACGTGAACAAGCAGGTTCACATGGCCGGGAAGATCATCGTCGGAACGACTTCGCTCCGCGTCCGCGACTTCATCGACAGCGAGACTCGCGATGCGCTTTGGCGGTGGTATCAGCTGACCGGCGATCCGAAGACGGGAAGCATGGGTCTCCCCGCCGACTACAAGCGGGACGGAACCATCGTCCTGTTCGGTCCCGACGGCTCTCACGAACGGCTCTGGAAAATGGAGGGGCTGTTCATCGAGTCGGCGAATTGGGGCGATCTCGATCACGCCACCGTGGACAATCTTGTCATGGAAGCGACGCTCTCCGTTGACACCGCCTATCGCGACATCTAAGATAGGAAACCGAATACACCCGATTATTTAACCGATTAAGCAAGGAGTACGAAAATGGGTGAGAACGTCAATCAGGACTGGAGACTGGTACATCTCCCCTCTCGCGGTCTGCCGTATGGCGGCAGGGTTCCCAACGGAGCCGTCGAAGTCGGCGTACTCGGGACCGAAGAAGAGGAAATCGTTGCCAACCCCGCCAGCGTCGGGAAGCGTAATCTGGTCGATGCCATTCTGGAAAACATCGTGCGCTGTCCCGTCCCTCTCCGTGAGCTGTTGCTGGGAGATCGGCTGTTCCTGCTTCTGTATACCCGCTTGCATTCCTATGGCGAAAACTGGACGTTTTCGTGGAAGTGCGAAAATTGCGGGAAGCAGATGCGGGATACGGTGCTGATCTCCCAGCTTCCGCTCCTTCGTCCCCCCGAGGATCAGACCGAGTGGAGCGAACCGTTCGAGCTCCACCTTCCCAATGGCGACACGATCAAGTGGCGGCACCTTCGAGGTTCCGATGAGGCGTCCGCTTTGCGCTACGCCGATCAGATTCGGAACAAAGGAGGGGGGAAGAAGGGTGATCCCGCCTACCGCTATCGCAAAGCCCTCTCATTGGTCGAAGTCAACGGCGAAGCTCCCGAGAACATCGGCGAGGCGTTGAAGTATGTCGTCAATAAGCTGAAGGGCGAGATCTCTTTGGCGTATGCCGACGCCCTCGAAGACAACCGCATCGGCGTGGATTTAGACCGCGAGCAGGACTGCGTGCATTGCGGGTGGTTGAACGAGCTGACGATCAAATTCGATCTGACAGAGTTTTTTCGTCCTCGAAGGCGTTCCGGCTGAGCTGGTCTTCAGCGAAGTCGTACCGAACGCCGCCGCGCTGGCCCAGATGCGGGCGGACATGTGGTTGCACGGCAACCTCTCGCCCGTCGAATACTATCGCCTCACTGTGCGCGATAGAAACTACCTCTATGCGCAGCTGAAGGAAAAAGTTGCGAAGGACAGTCGCAGCATGGGCAATCTCTTCAAGGGACTCTTCAAACGATGAACGATCTAGTCTGGCTCGTCGAGCTCAACGATCAGGCGTCCCAACCTCTCGCTGTGGTGACACAGGGGATGGAGGAGTTTGTCCAGTCGATGAACAAGGCCGCCGAGAAGTTCCAGCAGATTTTCGGGGGCTACGATCAGCAGCTCCTCTCGTCCGCCGGACAGACGGCCAAGTTTGCGAGCGAAACGCAGGGGATGGTCGAAACGGTGAACAACGCCGGGTCGTCCATCAACCCCGTTTCCGGGTCTTCTCTCATTGACCCCGAGGGGATTCAGCAGCTCGGGGAGATGCTGGCCGATGCGATTGGCGAGGCGATCAGTCTGGCCTTCTCCGAGGTCGATTCCTTCAATCAGATCGTTTCGGAAAGCGTGACGGTCAACAAGGACTTCAAGCTCGCATCCGAGGAAGCCGCCGAAGCGGTACTCAAACAGAAGAGGGCGACCGAGCAGCAGAACGAGGCGGCGACGGGCCTCTTCGGTCGGATGAAGAAGGGGTTCGGCTCGCTGGGGCAGATGGCGTCCGGCCAGAAGAAGGCGCAGTCCGCGACGGACAAGGGAACCAAGAGCTTCGACATGCAGCGGACAAGTCTCGGTCGGCTCCACGGAGCGGTGAACGATAACGTCCTCGGTCTGGATCAACTAGGATTGTCGTTCTCGAAGCTGGAGGGGATTCTCCGGGCCGCGTCGGTTGGGCTGATCCTTGCCTCGCTTCTGAAGACCGCGTTGGCTTTCGAGCGTCGGGTGAGGGACATGAACGAGTCGCTGTCTCTGACCCCCGAGGCGATGGAGGAGGTCAACCAATCCCTGATTCGGATGGGCGAGTATACCGGAATCCTTGGAGTAGGGAACGACCGGGTGGCGGAAATCGCGAAGACCGGCGTGAAGTTTCAGATGATGAACAAGACCGTCGAATCCGGCGTGCGCGATCTTCAAAACTACACGATTGCGACCGTCGAGTTGGCCCGCGCTACCGAGCTCGGTGCCGAGGCAGTCGGCGACATGTTCAATCAAATGACGAACCTCTACGGGATCGGCACCCAAGGTCTGCGAAACATCGGGGCGGGGATCAAGTTCATTACGGATAACACAATCATTTCGGCGCAAGAGTTGGTGAGCTTTACGAACAGTCTGACCGGGCTGATGCAGCTCCTTCCCGAGAACACGGCGAAGTCTCGGGAGGAAATTATCACCGAGCTCCAGTCGATTGCGGGTGTCTACAGCAAGTTCCTCGATCAATCGAAAATCTCGGAGATGTTTACCCGGCTGTCCGAGGAGGTCGAGTTGGGCCGAGACGAGCTCGGTCGGGTGACCGGTGCCGGTGCGTTTACGAATCAGTTGGCGTCGTTGATGGGTATCGACGCGATGTCGTTGCAAAAGATGATCGACAAGCAGGACTACGCAGGGGTGATGACGCAATTCACCTCGCAGCTCAATCAGATCGCTTCCGGTCCGCAGGGAGCTCTCCGCTTGAAGGGGATGGTTGAGCCGCTGGACCAGTTGAGTTTCACATGGCAGGAGTTGCTGAATGTCGGACGAGAGATGAGCTCAACCGATATAGCTAAGCAGATACTCGCCGCGAAGTTGGCGGCGCAAGAAGGGGAATCGGCAGCAGACGCGGCCAAGAATCGCCTTGATCGCCTGACGCAAGCATGGAAAAGCTTCCAAGATGTTTTCATGGCGTTTTGGGCCGAGGCGGGAATGTCGATTAACGAAATACTGGTCGGGGTCGTTGTTCCGCTGCTTCAAAAGGGTCGTGAGTTGGTCAAGTGGTGGACCAATCTCGATACGCAGACCCAGCAGACGCATCTCAAGATTGCAGGATTGTCGGCGGCGGTGTTTGTCTTCGGCGACCGCATCTTCAAGCTGATCGGACACGTCGGTCGGCTGGCGGTGGGAATGGTAAAGCTGGGATACGTTATTACGAAGTACACCCTGATTGCGACCTACAAGCTCTCGAAGTCTCTACTCCACATGGGTTTGGTCGTTCTGCGCAAGGCGGTCCTCCCGGCGATGTGGTTCACGATCAAAGCGGGGGTGGAGCTCGGGTGGACGATGATGAAGGTTCTGGTCCCCGCCGTCTTCAAGCTCGGAATCAGTCTGGCGAAGTTCGCGCTGGCGAATCCGTTGCTGGCGTTTCTCGCGGCGGCGACGGCTGGGGTGATCTACCTGATCGAGAAGTACAAGGATTGGAACGCCGAGATCAAGAAGAACAACGAGGAGACGATACGGGCAAGCGGTTTCAACGAGAAGTTTGTCGAGGCGAATGCCAACCTGATCGACACCTTCCGCGATATGCGCTCGGAGATGATCGGAATGGACAAGAGCAGCGAGAAGTTCAAGCGGATGGCACAGGAGTCCGAGGCGTTGGCGCAGGGCTTGGCGTTGCAGTTGAATGACACGACGAAGCGGAAAATCTTCCTCGAAAATCTGGGGCTGGGTCCGAAGACCGTACAGCGGATCATGGACAACCTCCAGAACGCGGTGATGGAGATTCCGGTCGAGGCTCCGGTTCAGGTCGATCCTAATTCGCAGTTGAAACCGGGTGGGGGTGGTCCCGAAACACTGACAATGGATCGCGGAGGTATCGAAGCCTACATGCGGGGTCTGGCCGAGGAGGGAGTCGGTGCGCTGAAGGGTCTCGGTCAGGACATAGCGGTTAGCGATGTGTTCGAGACCGGAAAGGGCATGGCCCAAGGGTTCATGGACTTCTTCAAGATGAACCCCGATGCGTCGCTGTTCACTCCATCGACCGCCGCCGACGTGGATATTCCCGGAGCGGATGTGAAGTTTACCGAGGGGAAGGTTTCCGCCGCGCCTACCGATTCGAGCATTGGAGGTATCGGGCAGACAATCAAGTCGATGCTCTCCGGAAGCGATGATGGAAAGCCCCTCAAGGTCGAAACCGATTGGACCGACAAGAACATCGTCTCGCTACTCGAAGGCATCAAGTCCGTGATGGAAAACCAGCTCGGGATGATGAAGGGTCAGCGCGTGGAACAACGGGTCCAATCCCGCCGCCAGTCGAAGCCGGGAACGGACGTGGATAAGGTAGCCGTTATCAATCAGGTGGGACCGAAGTAATGCCGATCACGATGCCCAAAGCGATCCTCATCGACACGGTGACGGGCGAGGCGGTGGAGTTGCTGTTCCTCTCTACCGTCAGCATGAGTGTGACCGCGAATTACGATGGGAAGGAGCCGCGTGGAACCTCGCAGCCCTTCTTTCATTATTCCCACACCGGGGCGAAGACACTCTCGCTTCCGTTTCGGCTGGTTTCGTCCGTCGAGCGGAACGACGGCGGGACGACCGAGGATGTAATCAACGATCTGCGGTTCCTCGAATCGCTGCTCTACCCCGACTATCTGGCCGGGGAGTTTCTGTCCCCGCCGCATGTGGTGCGGTTGTGGATGGGGAAGCTCTTCGACGAAGAGGGGTTCATCAGCGCATGGAATCCGAATATCAGCCCCCCGTATGACGAGAATTTTCTACCGCAATTTGTTGACATGACGCTGGAGTTTACCCGGATCGGAAAGATGCTCGGGTACTCCGATGTACGGACAATCCTATGAGAGGACTTCCTATAAACTATAACTTTCCCGACGTTCGTTTCCGGAAGATCGGAAAGCAGGTGGCATCGAGTAACGTGTTCTCGCGGACGAAGGACTTGGATGTGGTCGAGTACGAGAACGTACCGACGCTCGCATCGTGGTATCCCCCAACATTTGCGCGTCAGCGCACCGACCGCTTCTTGGAAGTAACCGCCGGGAAGGAACGCCCCGATTTGGTTTGTCGCGATGCGTACCGCAACACGGATCGTCTCTACTGGATCATCATGGTCGTCAATTACGTGATTGATCCCCTGTCAGATGTGGAAGCCGGGCAGCGGTTGCGGGTGCCTGCCTACAACCGGGTCATTTCGAGGTTGGTTGGATGACGGACTTCATCAACTACCCGGCGGTGAAGGTGTCGCTCAATGACGAAGACCTGACTCCGGTTCCCCCTGAATACCTGACCGACTTCGTATTCGAGGATAACGAGTCGGGATTCTTCAGCTTCGAGCTCGGGTTGCATGACCCGAATTATACCGACATCGAAAATATCTTCTTCTCGGCGCGGCGGCAGAGTGAAGTACAGATGGAGTTCGGCTACTACAATATCCCGAATCAGCCTGTGGCGACGACGGGTTTGCTTCGCTGCTACGTGTCGCACTATCTGCCGACCTTCGAGGCGGGAATGGATATTCGGATCACCGGCTACTCGGCGGGGGCCGGGAAGAATATCCAGTACAACGAGCCTATCGAGTTCCCGAAGGACACGACGATCTCCGAGGCGGTTATCATCATCGCCAAGAAGATTTTCGGGGATGGGGTCGATCTGCGCCGGGTCGAGGAAACCAAGGAGGACATCTTCGTTCCCTCGCAAACGACCGAGCCGAAGAAGCCGTTCGACTTCATCCAGTCGGAGCTGGTCAAGCTGGCGAAGAACAAGGATGGAATCGGCGATTATTATTTCAAGGACGGTCGTGACGGTGGTGGCATCCGGTTCTCGTCTCCGCTCTTCGAGCGCGATCAGGTTGAGATACCGACGTTCTCGTGGCTCGGGGGGCCGGGGCAGTCGGACGTGCTGTCGTTCACGCCGAGTTTCAACGGGGCGACGCTCGGGGCGTGGGGCGCGGAAGGCATCAAGTTCCGAGGTTGGGACGCCACCCGCAAGAAGTGGATGACGATTCCGGTCAACCCAACCTCGATGGCAAGAGAGGGGAAGCTCAATCAGTTCCTCGCTCGCGGTGGAGCTATCGTCCCGATGCCGCGTTCGGAGACACAGCGACGGATCGGCGGTGCCGGTACTCGCTTCCGGGACGAGTTGGTCAACCTGATCGCCGATGAGTTCGACCGCGCCGTTTTCGGGGATGCGAAGATCAACGATACGGCGGACGAGGAATCCCTCGACACGTCGATCACCCTGCCGATTGAAGCCAATAACGAAGAGACGATCCGCGCCATTGCCGAGAATCGGTGGGCGCGGTTGATGAATACGATCACCGAAGCGGAGATCACCTTGAACGGCTCTCCGAGCACGATTGGGATTCGCGCCTACGACATTATCCGCGTGATCGTTCAGTTTCCGAACGGGCAGATTCATTGGTCGTCCGGTCTCTGGTTTGTGAAACAGGCGCGTCACGAGATCGTAACCGGAACCGGGTATACGGTGACCTGCCAGCTCCGGCGCAATTCCAACGCCCTCGGGGCCAACGTGGTTCCCGAAGGCGTTCGGTTCTTCGAGGATACCGAGTGAGTCGCGAAGCCGAAATCAAGGATGCTCTACGAGAGCAGGACGTTCATCGTCCCGGTGTCTATCGAGGCATTGTCGAGGGAATCGACGATCCCGAGCGGCTGGGGAGGCTCCGTGTTCGCATTTACGAGTTGCACGGCCCGGAGACTCGCACGTCGCGGGAAGCCCTGCCGTGGGCGGAAGTAGCCGAGCAGTGGGGCGGTGGCTACGACTTCGGTTCCTTCAGTGCTCCCTCGATCCCGGTCGGTTCCGGGGTGTGGGTGATGTTCGAGCGTGGCCACTACCGCTACCCGGTGGTGATCGGCACCTACCGCGCCAACCCCGAGTTCGCGCAGCCGATGAACACGGTGGGCGGTCGGGTGAAGTCCGACGGCTCCGAAGAGGCTCCCGATCCGGACGCAACGTGGGTGCCGAGCGAGGATCAGGAAGAGACCCCGCACGATGTCTTCTTCGAGAAGGAAGAGGGCGACAACGTGCCGACGCGGACGCTGCTCTACAAGTCGCCGAAGGGGCATACGATTTATGCCGAAGACCGGGGCGGCGAGGAAGCGTTCGTGATTGTGGACCGCGCCGGGCAGGTGATCGAGATGAGCTGCGGAGTGGAAACGACTCCGGCGGAAGAGGGCGCGGTGGTGGCCGAGGGGGAAGAGCAGGCGGCCCCGAACGCGAACAACACCGAACAGCGTGGCATCCGCTCCTCGATCCGGGGCGACCAGCTCGATCAGGAAGCGATGGTTGCCGGGAAGAGTTACATCCGCCTGAAAGACTTGGCCGGGCAGGAGGTCATTCTCGACCCAACCCTCGGCGACGAACGGATCATCCTGCGGAATACGAACAAGGAGAACACGCAGACCCAAGAGTTCGAGATGGGTTTGCGCAAGGGATCGCCCATCGTGCGGCTTGAAGGTGCGAACGGCGACAAGTTCGTGATGGATGCCAACAGCGATACCCCGATGATTATGGAGGATCATAGCGGGAACGCGATCATCTTCAACGCGCAGGACGGAACGATCAAACAGGTCACCCGAGGAGGCGTCGAAGAGGAACACAACAAGATCAATTCGCGGGTCCGGGGTGACAAGAGCCGGGAGATCGGCGGAAACGAGGACACAACGGTTCTCGGTAACCGGCGGATCACGGTCGTCAACGATGATGTGCTCTCCGTTCTCGGATCGTTGCAGCAATCCATTGGCGGCTCGCTTTATCAGGTGTTGACGGGGTTGCTGACCGCGCCGACGGGGATCAACC